AGGAAGTGAATTTGATCACCGCTTTAGGATTGTCGTCTACTGCCTCGATTGTTCCCACAAGCATCAGTTTAGTGGGAAGTTCCGACGGAACGACATATACGGACCCTTTGGGAACAGGAGTTTTAACGCTGAGCGGAGGCTCGGGAAGTTCAGGGTCCATTAACTACGCGACAGGGGTTCTTTTTATCGCCGCAGGAGGCGGACAAACCATGACCGGGACGGTTGCTTACTATCCCGGCCTTCCTGTTTTAGGATTGGAAGATTATTACAATTCCGCGTCTTCTTATGTAAACACTTTAGCTTTTGATACGACCTATGCATACAATATTACAAATACTTACCCTTATTCTTCTTACAAGGTAAGTTTTTTTAAAAATCCCCAAACCACGACAATCAACGGCATTACATATACCGCTAAAACTTCATGGACTTCCGTAACTTGGAATGCTCAAAATTATCAGCAGTTTTGGAGTACGAATTATCAAAACAGTTTTTGGGTTACCCCCGGCATCACGATTCCGTTTACCACGACAAATATTGGAATGCAGTTTCAGATTCCGGCCACGATCAGCCGTACGAGCTCGACAAGCATGACGTTTACCATTACGGCGACCCCTCTTGTTGTAGGCGATTGGGTGTTTGTAAATGAGTTTGTGGGGTCCACCACCGCAAACAGCCAATCCCTCAACTTTCAAACGGGATTTGTGACATCGGTTTCCGGAACTACGGTTGTGGTTTCTTTTCCTTATGCCTCAATTGCAAGCGACACGTACACGGGAGGAATGATCCAATATCTCACCAACGTTTCGAGTTCCACAAAGGATTGCATTCGATGGTATGACGGAGATCCTACGGCGGGATCTCCTCCTACTCCTTCTTCGGGATATGGGTTTGTCAACTTCATGCCTCCGATTTCGCAGGCAAACTTTTCGATTTCCAATTTACCGCAGGCGCAATATTACCTTGTGGGAGCCAGGTTAATTGTTCCATTTAAAGATCGATTGATTTTTTTTGGGGTTGTTGTGCAAACCTCATCGGGAACGCCCATCTATTTGCAAGACACGATTGTATACTCTCAAAACGGGACTCCGTATTATACGGCATCGTTTTCCGGATCGCCTGTTTCGGCTTCTACCACGTTTTATCCGCTTTTGGTTGCGGGATACAATCCCGGAGCATCGGTCCAAACTCTTGAGACCGCAACGCCTTCGGCCTATTTTTCGGATGTGACGGGATTTGGAGGATTTCAAAATGTCGGTGTAGATCAACCTATAATTTCCGTAGGAGGGAATGAAGACGTATTGCTCGTCGGTTTCCCGACGAAACAGACGCGAATGATCTACACCGGCAACGACATTGTACCGTTCAACTTCTTCATCGTCAACTCGGAACTTGGAACACAATCCACTTTTTCAACCGTTGTCATGGATAAAGGGGTGTTTAGCGTTGGAAGTCGAGGATACATCATTACAACGCAAACAGGGGCGGAAAGGATCGATTTGGACATCCCCGATGAAATCTTTGAGATTTCATTGCTCAACAACGGAGCACAAAGGATTTGTGCCCAAAGGGATTATATCAACGAATGGATCTATTTTTCTTTTAACAGTAATTTGGTCAATAGCAATTTCTTATTTCCGAGCGCAACGTTGCAATACAACTATCGGGATAATTCGTACGGATTGTTTTACGAATCGTATACTACGTATGGATCTTTTCGCAGATCCACAGGACAAACATGGGGAACGATTGGTACGGTGTATGCAACTTGGGAGCAATGGAACGATCCTTGGAATGCAGGGCAATCGACTCTTTTACAACCGGAGGTGATTGCAGGAAATGCGCAAGGGTTTGTCGTCATTCGAGGTCAAGGGACCGGGGAAGCAACTTCTTTGCTCATTACCTCTTTTTCGGGGGGAACGACGGTTACGATCACATCGTACAATCATATGCTCAATGACGGTGATTATATTTTAATCAGCGGAGCTTTGGGAACCATTGGAACAGAACTCAATGGAAATGTATATAAAGTTTCTTTTACCACGCAAAACACGTTTGTGATCGATGCCGGATTTAACGAGTCATCGTATACCTATTTGGGAGCGGGTTTGATCCAACGCTTGTATGTTCCCTTTATTCAATCCAAGCAATTTCCTTTGTCTTGGTCGATGGGTCGTAAAACAAGGTTGGGGGTGCAGCAATACTTGTTTACATCTACACCAATTAACGAACTCACTTTGATGATGTTTTTAAGTCAAGACTCGACCAATGTGTACAATACGATGACTTCGACCGATCCTTTGTTCCCTTCGTTGCCGGGAATCAATCTGTCGGGAGTGCAAAACTCAGGAACGATTTACAGCACCGTTTTGTACACGTGTGCGGAATCAACAAATTTGGGGCTCACGGAATTTACGTACAATTTGAACACCCCAACAGCGCCTACTCAATCGCAAATTTGGCATCGATTGAATACTTCTTTGATTGGTGATACGGTGCAATTTGGGTTTATTTTGTCCGATGCGCAAATGAGAGACACGACTCTTCAAAACTATTTTGCAGAAATTGAGTTTCACGGAGCCACACTCGATTGCACGCCTAGCCAAATGCTTTGTTAAGGAACCATGACAACGAATAACAATCCCGACATCATCAATCAAACCCCATACCTTCGAACCTCTCGTAACTTTCCGGAAGATCTTCGGCAACTAACTGTCGAGGTAAACAGAATGTACGTAGACGTTGCGGCCGCGGTCAACAATCGAACGATTTCGTTATTTCCAACCAATCGTCCCGCATTGACGGGAAACACGTATTATATTTCAAGTCAGACGCAACAGTTTCAAAATCGTCAGCAAGAGCTTCGGCAAGTCTATTCGTTTAGTTCGACCTCATCGATTACACACGGGATTAACGTGATTAGCCCTTCACAATTTACGGAATGTTTTGGATCGTATACGGATGGGACAAGCAGTTACGGATTGATTTTTGGGACTTCTACATCGATTGCAGGGCAAATTTCTTTTTATGTGAATTCGACGCAGATTGTGTTTGAAACAGGGACGGGAGCACCGAGTTTGTCTTCGGGAATTATCGTTCTTTCTTGGCTCAGCCAGCCATAAAAAAGCCCGGTTTACCCGGGCACTAATCTAGTCTAGTCTAGTCAATTCGGTTCAAATCTTATCATCTCATATCCGGTGATCTCATTTCACCTCATCTCAATTCAAATTCATAAGCTCTTTCGAACACAAAGCCCGGTCACCCCGGGCACTAATCTTATCTAATCACTTCTACTCAATTCACTTCACATCAGCTCAACTGATTTCAATTTCATAAGCCCTTGCGGACACAAAGCCCACTCTCCATGGGCACTAATCTAATCTAGTCACTTCATTTCATCTTAAATCAGCTCATTTCAATTCATCTCAGCTCATCTCAATTTCATAAGCCTATACAGACACAAAGCCGGTTCACCACCGGCACTATTCTAATCCGCTCAACTCATTTCCTCTGATAGCATCTCATTTCAATTCATCTCAGCTCATCTCAAGTCATTTCAATTTCATAAGCTCTTTCGAACACAAAGCCCGGTCACCCCGGGCACTAATCTTATGTATTCACTTCATTTCATCTCACATCATTTCATCTCATTTTAATTTATTTTAATTAATATTCATCAAAGTTAATAGGACTTTCTAAATTCATCTTTTGATTTTTATCTTCTACAAGATAATCAAAAAGAACATCTTCCATTAAAAGCTTTTGTTGAAACAACGAAGTTCGAGCGGCTTTCTTTTGAATATGCTCATGCTTTTTTCGCTCTTCTTCGTTTAAAGAAGTTGTGTCATGAGCCGCCAAAATATACCCAATTTTCATGTTGCTCATCATGTTTTTGACAAGCTTTCGCTCCGCATGGTCTGCCATCTCTTTAGATTCCAGCAAACGAAACGCAGGGGGTTCCATCCCTCGTTGAGTGACAAAAAATCCTTCGGCTTCAATGAGAGAAATAAAAGCAAGGTAAGGGCCTAAAAATTCCCAATCCTCTTTTTTGTACGAAACCCCAAGGATCAACTCGATGGTTTCCTTTTCAAACACTTTACCGGCTTTGATCAACCCCTCGTTTTTGAGGAGTTGAATTTGGTTTTTGATCGACTTTATTTTTTTAGAAGTATGGCTTTTATTTAGGATGGGAGAGTCCATAGGTTGTTTACCTTTCCTTTATGATCGATGTAATCGATGTTGTTATAGATAAATTTCCCGTAAGACCCCGGTTTTGGACTGGACGGTCTCCACACTCCAAAGCCCACTCTTGAATTGAGTGTCATCAAAATGGTCATGATTTCGTTGACATCTACGATGTCTTTTTCAAACTCAAACTCAAATTCCATTTTCCAATCGTTAAAGATGGGACGACAGGAAAGGGTTTTGGATTTTTGGATGTTGACCGTTTTGTAAAAACGATTCGTCCGATCCGCTTTCAGATCGGCTAAGCTCAAGTGATTGGCTGTAACGATTGGATATCCCAGTGCTTCGGTTAAAGAAATTCCTCCGGACTTTTGTCCGAGTTTATGCTTTCGAGCCGCTGTAGAGATCGCAGCAAAGATGTTTTCGCTGGGCATATAAAGACCGATTCTTTCGGAAAAATACAAAGCCGCTTCCCATTGAACATCGAGAATTTCTTCGTGATCTTCGTCGGTTTTGGACCTTTTGGACACCAAACTCTTCATCTTTTTGCAATAGGGATCAAGAGGGTTGGCCGTTCTTCCGTTGTGAAGCAAAAGAGGGGTTACACCTGTAATATTTACTTTAATTTTATCTACGTTCATTTCATCTCCTCGTTTTAGGGGTTTTTTGCGGTATAGGTTAACATAAAAACATTCAACTTTTCAATTCTGAATCTTTATTTCATCCACATTTTTGAAGAAATTATTTTTTGACTTGTGTAAAGTAAAGAAAAAATTGGAGGGCGTATGTCATCAATGTTTGGAGGGTCCCCTTACGGCGGAAGCCCTTTATTCTCTCAAAAACTTCAGGGAACGGGTTATAAACAAATTACCACTCCTCAGTTTACCCCTGAACAAACAAATCTTTTTAAGCAGTTGTTTTCTTGGGTCAGTCCCGATTCGAATCTTTCCAGGTTAGCCAACGGAGATCAATCGCAATTTGCCCAATTGGAAGCTCCCGCGATGCAACAGTTTTCGGGATTGCTGGGAGGGTTAGGGTCTCGGTTTAGCGGAATGGGGTCTTTTGGAGCTCGAAATTCTTCAGGATTCCAAAACACCGCTACATCTGCCGCGTCCGATTTTGCTCAGCAATTGCAAAGCCAACGGATGGGAATCCAAAGACAAGCTTTGCAAGATCTTATGGGCATTTCCAACTCTTTGTTGGGTCAAAGACCGTACGAAAATATCTATGTGCCCGAACAACAAAAGCAACCGGGATTTTTGAAGCAACTTTTGTTGGGATTGGGAGGAGCAGGATCGCAAGCAGCGGGAACTTTAGGATCTATTTACGGATCAAGATCTTTAGGACTTTATTAAGGAAAGCATATGTCACTTGTATTACCCGGTGTAGAAAAAAAGCCTTCTTTTAGTTCTCAATTAGGAGCTTCTATTGGTCAAGGACTTCAAAAAGGAACGGAAAAAGGAACTAATTTTGTTATGGAGTTGATGAAAAATCAACATCAACAACAATTAAAAGGCAGCGAACAAATTGACCCGTCTATTCAAAACGCCATTAGATCCATTGAAGATATGAGAGGAATTGTCAAAAAAGGCAATACGGGGTGGAATTTTTTCAATAAATTAACTTCAACGGGAAGAAGCGATCGAGCTGCTTTAGACACTTCAGCTTTAAATTTAGAAAAGCTTGCCGCAGACATGGTTGGAAAAGGAACTTTAAGTAAACAAAGATTTGAATATTTAAAATCAAGACTTCCTTCCTCCGACAAAACCGATGCTGAAAATGAAGCAATTTTAGATGAATGGGAAAAAATTTTGGGAACCATGACCGGAATGTCTGCATCCTCAGAAAAATCTCAAAATAAAGAAAAACCGCCTTTGTCCTCATTTTACAGGTAAGCATGGCCAAAAAATTTGATTATCAAGCAGCCAAAAAATCCGGTTATTCCGACGAGGAAATTTCTCAATTTTTGTTGGAAAAACACCCAAAATTTGATTACAAATCTGCAATTGAATCGGGATATTCTTCCGATGAAATCAATCAATATTTATCCTCTTACAAAAAAGAACGATCCGGATTGGAAAAAGCGGGACGTGTAGCTACGCAATTTGGTATTGGAGTTGCGGAAAATGCTTTATTGCCTTACGAAGCGGCCGTTGCGCCGTTAGCCAACAAATCTGCCCAAACGGTCGCTTTGCGAGCCATAGATTTTGAAGAAATTGAACGACTCGGAGCCAAAAAAAGAAATGGAGGAGATTTAACAGGGCCTTGGGATGAACAAGATGAAAAAATTTTGAATAATCTTTTGGACCAGGTAAATAACCCTGAAAAAATGGACCCGTTTGTTCAAACCGCGGACATTGGGGTTCGAGGTCTTGCAGAAAAGATTTCAGGAAAAGATTTGCATCCTGAAGGAGTTGTGGAAAAAGCGGCCAACTGGTTGGGATTTTTAAAAAATCCAACAAAGGGTGCCGCATTTGTTAAGGACGTAGCTAAAACCGGGATAAAACCGTCCGAGCTTTTAAAAGCAATCGCACCGGGAGAAAAAACGTTTCGAAGTTTAGGAGCTGCTACAGGATTGCAAGCGGCCGAAGATGGAGAATTTGGACCCTTAGGAACGATTGGGGCAGCCATTGCCGGAGATGTAATTGCAGGGAAAGCGGCAAATGTTGCGGGCACTCTGGCTTCGGGGAAAAAAGGATTGGCAAAAGCGGCGGCCAAATTTACTCCAAAACAATCTTTGGAACTTCAAAAAGAATTGATCAAAGATTTTCGAGAAGCGGGTGTCCAAGCCGATATTGGAACCATCACAAACAGTGATCTTTTGAAAATGGCGCAGGCAAGGCTTTCTCAATCGGGATTAACCGGAGACGGATTGGAACAACTTCGCAAACAAATTACAACCCAAATCAAAGACGAATACAAAGCGATTGCGGAATCTCTTGGTGAAGCTCGTTTTCAAACTTTGCATGAAGCGGGAGAAATTGGGAAAGAAGCGATTGTTGCGGCAAGAGATATTGAAAAAGCGGGTATTTCAAATTTGTACGAAAAAGCAAGGGCCGCCGTCAAACCCGGTGCTACCGTTGACGCAACGAATCTTTCCAAAAAGATTTCTCAACTAACCAAATCTTTGGAACCCGGGTCTTTAAAATCTGCGGAGCAAAAATCTGTTATAGATTCTTTGAAAAAAGTTTCTGAAGATATCAAAGAAGGGAAAGTTTCCGTTTTGGATTTGATGAACAGTAAGATTGCTTTAGGAGATATTATTAATTATGAAGTTCAAGGAGGACAAAAACAACTTTTAAAATCTGTTGTGCAAGAAATTGATCAAGCAATTAAATCTTATGGCACTCAAAACCCTTTGTTTTACAAATTGGAAAGCAAAGCGAACGAAAGTTTCAAAAGCCATGCCAAAAAATTTCGAAATCCCAACATCGATAAAATAATTACTTCACAAGATCCCGCAACATTGATGAACAAAATGAATACGGTTCAAGGAATTAAAGATATTGAAAAAGCTTTGTCTTTTAGTGAAGAAGGAAAAAAAATGTTCGGTGATTTAAAAAGATTGAAGTTGGATCAAATGATTGGAAACAAAATGACCGATAACGTTGTTGAGCAATTAAAAACGGGAAAGTTTTCGAATCTTTTACAAAATCCAAAAGATAAACAAATTGCTTTGGAACTTCTTGGAAAAGAAGGGTTTTCTCGATTGGCACGTCTTCAAAAAATTTCGGGAAAACTCAGTCAAACTGCTAATAAATTTTTGAATGCTTCAAAATCGGGAACAACGGTTTTGGATGCAGCTTTGGTAGCTACCGCTTTAAAAGATGTAGGTATGTTGCTTGCAGGAAATCCGTGGCCCGCATTGAAATCGGCAGGAATTTATGGAACCATAAAATATGCAACAAAGTTGATTGCAGATCCAAATTTTTTAAAATTAGTGGAAGATGCCGTTTTAGCGTCTTCAAAAAATGATATTCCAAAAATGCTTTCAATTGGTAAGCAAATGGAACAGCCAATTAAAGCGGCTTTAATGCAATCAAAATCAAATACATCCGATTAAAAATTATTTTTGTCGCAATCGCATTTTTTAGGTTTAATCAAATAAAAAGGTTCCCCTTTGTTAAAAACGCATTCAGCAACAAAAATTCCTAAAATAATTAAACAAAACATTTTCTCTTCTCCTTGTTAATTCAGTTTGTATTTCATTTTCTCTATGTTAATCGATTCAATCTTTATTCACAATTAAATTTCTGACAATCTTTTCGAATCATCTAAAAATTTTAGTAGCACTTAATCTCTTGCTAAAGTAAATTTTAGTTTAACAGGAGCCAATCTATGTCCTCTCTTTTCCAACCGGGCGCAGTGCTGAACACGCAAGCTTTCGGAAATCGGCCCGAGTCGGTCGAAGTACCCATTTATCAAACAAGAGCGCCTACGACCTATGACGTCAATTATCCGATCGGAAAAGCTTGGATTGATACCACCGATCTTTCTTCTTGGATTTTGGTCGGTCTTTCTACGACCTCCGGCACCATCCAGGCAACTTGGAATGCAACTTCCGGGGGAACCGCTTCGTTCAGCTCTTTGACTGTTTCAGGAACGAGCACTTTAACCGGTGCCGTTACTGCGTCGTCAGGGATCACCGTTACGACGGGGGGAGTTGGAATCACTGCGGGGGGGTTGTCCGTCACAGCCGGGGGCGTCACGGCGACAGCCGGGGGAATTACGGCGAGCACCGGAAATATCACTGCGACCGCAGGAAGTGTAAGCGCAGGAACGACCGTTGCAGCAGGGACCACGGTTACGGCAGGGACCGGAATCACCGCGACAACCGGGAATATCACGGCCACAACAGGAAATTTGGTTTCTACGGCGGGAAGTGTTTCCGCAGCAACAACGGTATCGGCGGGAACGACCGTTACGGCCGGCACCGGGTTAACAGCCACGACGGGAAATATCACGGCCACAAACGGAAACTTGGTTTTGGGAACCGTTGGGAACAAGCTTACCATCAAATCTGGCACGCTTGGGTTTGCAGGAACGGGAACGCTTGTTGCGGGAACGGTGACGATTGCCAATACAAATATTGCGACGGGCGATGCGATTTACATCACTCGAACGGGAGTCAACGCAAGCACGACACTGGGTGAATTTACCTACACCATCACCAACGCAGCTTCTTTTACGGTTACTTCCGTAATTTTAGGAACTCCGGGGTCAACTCAAACCGGGGATTTGTCGAGCTTTGCTTATTTCATCGTAAGACCAACGTAAGGGAAATGGATGTCGTATAAAAACGCCGCTCTTTTTGATACGCTTCGTACGGTGGCGTACGGATCAATTACAAGTTCGTATGCCCTTCTGGGGTCCGTTCTTCCTTCTCCCGCCGTTTCGATTGCCTTTAAAAACACCACGGATCAACTGATTTTTGTTTCGTTTGACGGAATTAATGACAACTTGGTTTTCCCTTCAACCATGTATCAAGTGTACGACATTCGAACAAACGGACCTCAGGTAACGGATTACCTTCTTCCTCAAAATACACCCATCCTTGTCAAGTATTCAGGGACGGCTCCTACATCGGGATCTTTCTACGTCGAAGTACTTTTAGCGCAGGTGTAACATGTCTCAAATTGGAGTCATCGGCAGCGGCGGAAGTTCAAGTTCAGGTGTTCTGACCGTTAACTCCATTTCTCCGAACTCATCGGGAAATTTTACCATCAATGCCGGTTCAAACGTTACGATTACTTCGGGAACAAATTCGATTACGATATCGGCTTCCGGATCGGGGAGCTCTTTTGTTTACAATGCCGTCACTTCTTCTCAAACAATGAGTGTCAATTCGGGGTACGTAGTCACCGCAAATGCCGTTACTCTTACCCTTCCTTCGATTGCCGCGTTCGGTTCGGTTATTCAAGTTCTTCTTTCAACGGGGACCTCATTTACCATCGCTCAACCCGTTTTGCAACAGATCATCTACGGAAAATTTACAACGACAACCGGGACTTCCGGTTCGTTGACATCAACTTTTACGGGCGATGCCGTGGAATTGGTTTGTGTCGTGGCAAATACGACATGGCAGGTTCGAAATTCTGAAGGAAACTTGATTTACGTATAAGGATATTTATGGCTACAAACAATGCAATTAACCTAACCAGCGCGGGGATCGTTGTATATAACGGTTCGGGAACATTCAGCGCAGACACCACAACTCAGTATGCTCCTCTTGTCGGTGCAGCTTCCAACGGAATTACCTCCATCGGACCTTTGACCAACGGTCAACTTTTAGTGGGTTCTACCGGAGCCAATCCCGTTGCCGCTACTTTGACCGCCGGGACCAACATCTCCATTACGAATGCTGCGGGGTCAATCACGATCAACTCCACTGCAACAGCGATGAGTTATGTGGATGTAACGGGGACTTCTCAAACCATTGCCGTTAATACGGGATATACTGCAAACAATGCATCTTTGGTGACTTTTACTTTACCCTCTACGGCAGCTTTTGGATCTGTTGTAGCCGTGATTGGAAAAGGAGCGGGAGGATGGACGATTGCGCAAAACTCAGGGCAAACAATCCACTTTGGAAGTGTCAATACGACCACGGGCAGTTCCGGGTCTCTCAGCTCTTCTTTGCAGTATGACAACGTATATTTGCTTTGCACTGTTGCGAATACCGATTGGACTGTGGTACAAGTTCAAGGAAATCTTACCTACGTCTAAAATTGAGAGTGTATGGCGACGAATAATGCGAACAATCAAAGCAATCCCGTTGCCTTTTCTCAAGGGGGAACCGGGGGGGCTTTGACCGCTTCCAACGGAGCTGTTGTATACTCGAACGCTACGGGATCGGCATTGCTTGCGCCCACGTCCACGGCAAACCAATTTTTGCTTTCAGGGGCATCTTCGGCACCGTCTTGGTCCACCGCTACCTATCCTTCTACGGTAACGGCTAATGACCTTTTGTATGGATCAAGTTCAAATGTCGTTGGAAACTTTGCCTCCGCCGCTTCATCGATTTTAACAACAACATCCGGATCGGCTTTACAATGGTCTTCTTCGTTGCCTTCTTCTGCAGGGGGAAGTTTAAAATTGATCAGCACGGGAACTGCAACGGGTGTTTCGAGTATTACTTTTACTTCCTTAACCTCGTATGTAAATTATGTACTGTTTTTGCAATCTTTTTATCCGGCTACCACAAACGGAACTTTAATTTGCAGAGTTTCTACCAATAACGGGTCTTCCTACCTTACATCGGGATATACCGCGAATTTGAATTCAAATTTGTATAATTCTTCTTCGTTGAGCAACGCAAATTTTACCAATTTATTTAGAATTTCCAACGGACAACCCAACAGTTCTTCAAATACTTGTAATGCAGTTTTGTATATGTACAATTTAAATCTTTCAACTTATTTTATGTTAAATGGGATTAGTACTTTTTATAATTTAACACCGGCGGTGAATACATCTGCATCTCTTTCAGGTTTTTGCACAACAAATGTAAATGCTTTCGAAATTTATTATTCTTCAGGAAATATTGCGTCGGGAACATATAGTTTATATGGAGTTTCAACAAGTTAATGGCAACAAACAATTCAACCAACACAAGCAATCCTTTAACGCTTGCGCAAGGAGGCACGAATGCTTCTTTGACTGCATCCAACGGGGGAATTGTCTACAGCGGTTCTTCCGCTCTTGCCGTTCTTGCGGGAACTTCAACGGCAAGCCAACCTTTACTTTCAGGGGCATCGTCGGCCCCTTCATGGGCTTCTTCAACTTATCCTTCAACGGTTGCTTCCGGAGGTTTGTTGTACGGGTCCGCAACCAATACCGTTTCCGTTTTGGCGCCTACCGCAAGTTCCGTGTTGACAACAACGTCGGGATCCGTTCCTCAATGGTCAACAAAAGTTCCGGGATCTACCGGAGGAAGTTTGCAGTTAATTTCTTCTCAATCCGCAAGCAACTCTGCATCGATTTCGTTTACGGGATTGAGTTCGTATAGTTCGATGCTTTTTTTAACTTTGGATACAATCGCTCCCGTAACAAACGCAGCTGTTTTACAAATGTTTGTGTCAACCAATAACGGATCTTCTTATATTACTTCAGGATATACTTCCGGAATTACTTATTCTGCGTACAATTCAGCAACTTTAACAAATAAAAACAGTACAAGCGCAATTTTATTAAGTAATACACAATCAAATTCAGGAGCAAATGAATTAAACGGATTTTTGTATTTGTACAATATAAATCTTGCAACTTATTTTGCCGTTAACGGGATGACAAGCTGGACGGATACAACGGCTTCAAATATTGTAAATACGGTCGCTTTGGGGGCTTTTTCCACAACGGGAGTGAATGCAATTCAATTTTCATATTCTACGGGAAATATTTTAGCGGGCACTTTTAGTTTATATTCAATTTCTCAATCCTAGGTAATCATGGCTACAAACAATGCAATAAACAATAAAGTTAATTTAATTTTAATTTCCTCCCAAACAGCAAGCAACTCTGCATCGATTTCGTTTACCAATCTTTCTTCTTATGGAAATTTAACTTTTTACGTTGTTTTTTCCGAAGTACAAGCAGTTACAAACGGAGGGGTTTTACAACTTCTTGTTTCTACGAATAACGGTTCTTCTTATGCAACAACGGGATATAATTCAGGAATAACTTATTCGGGTTATAATTCAGCTTCTTTATATAATAATAATTCTTCATCGGCAGCATTATTAACAGCATCGCAAAATAACGGTTCAATTACTTCAAATGGATTTATTTATTTGTATAATTTTAATTTAGGAACATATTTTATTTTAAATGGAATAACTTCCTGGAACGATTCTTCTTTAGCTCAATTAGCTTCTTCTCATAGTTTAACTTGTTCCGGAACAACGGGAGTGAATGCAATTAAATTTTTGTATAATAACGGAAACATTAGTTCCGGAATATTTACTCTTTATGCAATTAGTACGGGCTAAACCTTGGGAACGCAAAACGCAATCAATACAACTGTCAGTGCAGAGGGAATTGCCACCAACACAAAACAACCGGTTTTTCAAGCGTACATTTCCACAAGCCCTTCAAATGTAACAGGGGATGGAACAACCTATCATATTGCTTTTGACACACTTACATTCGATCAAAATTCTAATTTTACAACAGGATCGTCTGCGGTTTTTACCGCTCCCGTCACGGGAAAGTATTATTTGGCTTACACGGTAGCCGTTTCGGGGCTTACGGTTTCAATGACCGATTTTTTAATTCAAATTGTAAAAACCGCAAACAATAATCAACAAATGGTTCGTCTTTCGCCTTATAGTATTAATGATACAAATGCGGATATTTTTTCAGGTTCCAGGCTTTGCAATATGAGCGCGGGAGATACGGCTTTTTTAGCTTTGACGGTATCGGGAGGAACAAAATCGGTGACCGTGCAAGGGCAAAACGACATGACGGTTTTTTCAGGATTTTTAGCGTGTTAATAAGGGGGAAATATGACGACACTGACAAAGATGGTAAACGGGGAATGTGTTCAATGTTCAGCGCAAGAAATTGCGGCGATGCAGGCGGAATGGGCAGCCAATGCCGCAGCAGCCGCAGCAACGGCCGCTTATGATGCGCAAACGCAGGCTTTGGCAGCCAAATACCCTGATCTGCTTCGAGCGATCGATAATTTGTATACCAGTCTCAATTTGACTTACACTTATGTGGGACCTTCAAGTTCAAGCTAGACAAAAAAATCTTATTTTTTATATAACTTGAATTGCCAATCCAACGGCGTAAACATTAGAAACATCTGATGGTCTTTTCTTTATGCGATGCGTGTCGGCAGGGTCGGCATGAATCGCATAAAGTTTTTTAATGAATCACCTGATTTTCCACGACGTAATCCACCATTTTTAAATAATGATCCATGAGTTGTTGATCTCCCATTCGATAGGCGAGGTATACGTGCATGAATGTATTTAAAATAATATCTTCACTATCGTAAAGAGGGTGTTCGAGAATTTTGCGATGAGCATTGAGGTAATCTGCGTGATAAGCGTATTTCCACACGGAAAGGTCCAAATCTCGCGTATCGTCGCAGGTTGGTGTGATTGCCAGGCTCGACGCGTAAAAGCACGCTAAAGGGGCTGTAAAGAGGTTCATAGGGTTCCTTATCGGGTTAGATCATGTTTTTAAATCGAAACTCGGACCAGGGATGCATTCGTTTTTTTTTGGATGTGTTTTTCAATTTTTTCTTTTCTTTTACACAATCTTTGCATTGAGAAGCAAACTTTCCTTTTTTGGCAAAGCTGAAACGCTCCCATGGTTTAACCGATCCGCAGTTGGTGCACTTTAACGTTTTCAGTTCCATTGACGTCCTTTTTGGAAAAATTTTCAAAATAATAAAAAAGTACGTAAATATAAAGCGCAGCCGCAATTAAAGAACATATTAATAATATTAAAAAGTCTTTTTGTATTTTCACTTTTGTTAACCTAAAATTTTATCTAAATTAAAAAATTTTACAACCCAATCAATTTTTAATACTTCATCAATAATTTGATTTCGAAAATTCCATTCATCCTCAATTTCTTCAAAAGTAAAATTATTGTTTTCTAATTCAAAACCCGGACAATTTTTTGAAAAATATTCTTCCTTTTGAACAATAATTAAATCTTTTAAATTAAAACTTATTTCTTCAAAAATAATTAAAATTGAAATTCTTATAAATTTTGATTTCAAAGAAGGATTTATTTCAATTTTTGTTATTTTTAAATTAAATTTTTTTCATTCATTTTCTAGCCATGGTTTGCAAAATGCTTTGTCTGCAGCTCATAAAAATAAACGAACCGGGGTTTTTTATAGAATCGGAATCCCCGTTTTTGAACAAAAAGGCTTCGCGACCTCTTTTCAAATGGTAAGGACCGAACTGCGCAACCAAGTTTCTTTTTTGCTGATCGCTCAAAGGCAAGCCTTGAAGGTGCACAAACCCGGGGTCTTTGACTCCAAAGCCCTTTTCCGGCCTTTTTTTATGTGAAGCGCCTTGAAGTGCTTTATTTAAAAACCTTCTTGATAAGAAGAAATTCTCAATAGTGCGCAATTTTTGATAAAAACCGTGCGCAATTTTGTTGTTCATAAGGTCTCCTCTACATAGGAGAATTTCGTGCAAAAACCATTCGTTTTTTAGGTAGGATTTGAGAACGTGAATTTTGGTCTTTTTAGTCCATTTTTTTAGGTACCCGCATGCGTCCAAAAGGATCATGTTTTCAAAAAATTCCCGGTTAAACTCGTATCGGTTGGAATGATGCTTTCCGGTTTCAAAATTTCTTTTTGATTTGTGACTGATGATGATCCCTTCATATTTTTCAATAAAAGTGTTTACAGTTCTTGTCGAGCATTTCGACATTTCGGCAATTTTTTTGATCGCCGGAAACGTTTCTTGGTGATTCCCAACCAACCTTTCTTTGAAAAACCAAAGAAACGATCGGCAAATTGCTAGTTCTTTTTTGGTAATCTTGTCGTCAAGGATGACGAAGGTTTCAAGAAAGTTTTGAGGTGATTGCATGGAAGCAACTCTTGGGTTAAGATTTTTTCACCAAGGAGTTGCAATTAAACTAATTTGTGCTATTGTGATAAATCCCGCTTGTGGGATATATTTTCGTTCGTTAATTTAGCATTTTAGTTTAGGTTTGCACTCCTTGGTAGGGTGTTCGGCAAACTTGAACTCAAGGTTGAGCCGGAGCCGATTAAAAGTCCGGCTAATTTTAGTTCAAAGAATTTTTTCATACAATCCTTGTTTTTACCCCGCTTGATTGCGGGGTTTTTTTGTTTAATATGAGCTGATTTGAGCTGAGGTGATCTGAGATGATATGAAATGATCAGATTAGAATAGTGCCGGTGGTGAACCGGCTTTGTGTCCGCAAAGGCTAGAGAAGCTGAAATGATATGAGCTGACATGAGCTGAAATGACGAGATAAGATTAGTGCCGGTGGTGAACCGGCTTTGTGTTCGAAAGAGCTTATGAAATTGAAATGACTTGAGATGAGATGAAATGATATGACTAGATATGACTAGATTAGATTAGTGCCCACGGTGAGTGGGCTTTGTGTCCGCAAGGGCTAAAAAAATGAAATGATTTAATGTGAAGTGAATTGAGCTGAAGAGACATGAAATGAATAGAATAGTGCCCCCGTTTGGGGGCTTTTTTGTTTAGAATGGAAGATTGTCGAAGACAGACCCCGGAACCGCAGAAACGGGCAGCATTCGCCTCGTGACCTCTTCTTGGATCAACTTAATGATCTTGTCGTTTTCAATGCGAGAATCGATCACAAACGAGTCTACGTATCGATCCACTCCGTTTTCCGTAATCTTATGAACCGCAGGCTTGGCATAAAAACCCTTTGTCTCTTTTTTGGGTTGAATTTTGTAACGAAGCAACATGTTGTTATACATAATTGTTGCAATACCTAAATACTTTTCGTTTTTTACTTCGACATAATCAATAAATTGGATTTCCATAATTTCCTTTAATAATCTAATTCTAAATAACTAAAAATCTTTTTTGCTTTTTCTTCCGTCATTTTACATTTTTCGTACCAAATGTGATCTCGATCGATCCATCCTTTTTTTTCTTCACACCAAAACACTTTCCAAAACAAATAACCTCGAACGATCATCCACTTGTTGTCTTTTTGTTCCAGCCTAATACCCATCGATCACCTCATCGTTTTGTGATTCTCCATTGTTCCTTCGAGTCTTTCCTGTACTTTTCCAGGTCCACGTTTTTCAGCTCTTCAACGGCCGAATAGTCAATCACCCCTTTCGGTTTAAACTTGGTGATCTTGAAAAGATTGGACATCGTGTTTCGATTGTCAACTCTTTCTTTTATTTTCTCCAGAATCTCTTTTTTGATTTCTTCCTCTTTTCTAATAATGGCCGATGCTCGTTCATAATCCAGACAAAGAAGTTCGAGCGAGTCGTCGTCCGCGACTTGGTAATCTTTGTCCGATAAAGGGGGTGGGTTTTTGGTGAGGAGATGATCATGGTAGAATTGAGAGCATTTTTCCAGCATTTTTTCTTGAAAAAGAGAATCTCTTGTTACGGACACCAACGCAAACTCTCTGTCTCCGTCTTTTTCAAAACAACTCAAAAAATCCATGGATCTCTTGTTTACGCAAAAAAGTTGAGCTTGGCATTGCGTGTAGTAATAATCCACAACCACTCCGCTTTTGGCCATTCGATGCACGTCTTGGTTGGCCCATTTGATTTCGACCATATACGTTTCGTCTTGGCTGATTCCGTCCAAAGAACAAAAAAACCAATCGTATTCTCTTGACTGTACCACTTTAGGGTACACTTTGTATCCCACCGTTTTTTCGTAGTATTCTCGACCTTCTTTTTCTCTGTTCGTCCCTCTTTTCATGGAAAATGTGGATTCTTGTTCCACGTCTTCCACTTTTTCCAACCATTTTTGATAAGGGGTTTGAAAGGGGGAAAGGCCCATAATTGCGGCGACGTCACTCGCCCCAATCCTTTTTTTTCGATACTCTTTCCATTCCTTGCTTCCTTGGAACAAATCAATTTCGATCATTTTGGAGCCCTTTTCTTTTCCAAGATCGCAATGGCATTGACCGCTTGATCAAAAGACAAGTCCTCAAGATTCGCAACTTTGTAATGCGAGGTCATGTTGGCCTTTTCCTCATCGGTAATGTTCAAAGTGAAAACGAGAGTGTCCAACTGTTCTCCGGTAATTTTTTTGAGAACTTGCGTTACGGGTGTTGCGCTTGTTTTTGCGGATGCTTCATTTCCGTCATCGTCTTCGGTGGCAATCGCGCAAAGAGATTTAATTGCATATCGTTCCGCGTATGTCTGTGCGCTTCCAAATGATTGCATGTCGTTCTTGGCCATCAGGAGGGGGACGTACGTTTGAAACCACTCTCCGCTTTCGGCATGGCTAAGTTTTCCTACGTACATCCACAATCCGTTTTCACAAATCACACTTCCGGTCAAAGCAAGACCGTTTTCGGATAAAGGTTTTCGACATGCTTCTCGAACCGAAGCCAGATCGGCGTATTTGCTTTTGAAAAAGGGGTTTTTTGCGTCTTTTGAAGCATTGCCGATATGCAACTGCGCTTTGGCTAGTGCGCTTGAAATTTGCCCTATTGAATCACTTGATGTCCTAAATTCCATTTTGCTCCTCCTGTTTTAAAAATAATTTATTTAACTCTATTTTTTTCTTCAAAAGATTTAATTGTTTCTTTTAAAGTATATTCAAGAAACATTTTGTAATTAGGGATTCCAAACGGCATTTGTTCGGGTTTTGTGGGATAATTTTTATAAGCCATTTCAACGCATTCTATAAGCATTAAAGAAATCAAATAAGCCGGGTGCAGTCCCATTTCAAATACTTTTGATTTTATTTTTTCAAGTTCACTTTGTGTATTAGCAAATAATTCTTTTTCTTTATCGGTAAAAATTTCACACATTTTTTTTCTCTTGTTTTAAAAAATATTTTACCATTTGAACCGCCTCTTCGTGACCTTTCAATGCTTTTTCTTTCGTAGCGTATCTTCTTTTGTAAGAATTCAATTTACAATTTTCATCTTGATCAACAATTGGAATAATTGACGTTTCAAAGATATGAATTTTATCTTCTTTATCTGAAATGATATTACAATTTTTAGACCTACTCATATCGAGACCCATGTAAAGCGTGCATATTAAAAAAAAATCTTCTTGAGTGATTGCAATTTTTACATTTGATTCAAATATTTTTTTCCATTCTTCAACGGAAATTTCTTTTCCGTCGTGATCGTAAAATTTTTGTTCCATTTTTTTAACCTTACAAAAGCTTGGTTGAAAGCTTAATTTAAATACCACAAAAATTCAACCTCATTTTCATTTTTCCTCGAAAAATCGATTCAATTCAAGAAATATGTGACTTCATTTTCATTTTATGCTATGATGGCTCAAGAGGTGTTATGAATCTACAAGAATATCGAGATAAAAAATCTTTTACGAATAAGGATTTGGCGAAGCTGTTCAAGGTGTCCGAAGCGACGGTTCATAATTGGATCGTGAAGCAGGTGAAGCCGATGTCCAAGCATGCCATTCGGATCTATCGAAAAACAAAGGGAGAAGTCACATTACAAGATCTTGGGTACATTTAGTTACACTTGTTCTCTACCCTCCAAAAATCTACTCATGGAAGTCTCATAAGGGGTATGGAGCAAAAGCGTACAACCCTCTTTATCAAGAGAGAAAATTGATTCAGGCGGAATTGCTTTCCCAATATCGCACTCCGATGCTGACCGGCCCTTTGGAGATAGATTATAAATTTTTCTTTAAAATCCCTCCGTCCTATTCCAAAAAGAAACAGCAGCAACTTTTAGACGGCAAATTGTTTCACACTAAAACTCCCGATTGCACAAACATCCAAAAATTTTTTGAAGATTGTTTAAAAGGAATTGTCATTAGGGATGACAAACAGGTCACGAAATCCTGCTCGGAAAAGATATACTCCAATAAAAACTCCGTTGTCATAAAAATAATAGAAATTTGTTGAGTCAAAAATCGTAAAGCCTCATTGTTAATTCAACTTCAACATTGAGGGGAAGATGGAAAAAAAACACAAGAAAGAACATCATAAAAAAGAGCATTCAAAAGAAGCCGTGAAGGAGCCTGAAGCCAAAATGGGCAAAATGTCTCTTCATCACAAAAAAGAAGCTCATAAAAAGAAAAAATGATTGTCTCGTATGAGGCTCTTATCGCTGTGATAGGAGCTTCTTTTGCAATCAAGGAGGATCCCATCGACAAGTTCATGAGAAAAGAAGTCACAAAACCAATTCGGAAAGCGGAAAAGGTATTGAAAAAAGCCGAGATGAACAATCAAGGGCTTGCCAAATATGATGAAAAGGTCAGAGACCCGATTATCAACAAAGCAAAAAGACAGGGAGCCAAAATTCCTCCTCCTCCCAAAGGACGCAAATAATTCGTGTTTTTCAACAAAAAGGAAAAAACCATGACTACACCCGCGACTGCATCAACAACGACCGTAAGAAGCTTTTTATCGCACTTCATAAGCATCGCTCACGCCTCCTCTTTCGTAACCGCCATTTCAGACTTGGAAAAAACCGTAGGAGCGGATTACATAAAAGACGGCAATATCAAGGACGCTTTATTGGATACCGCCATCACTTACCTTACCTCTTTAAAAACCTCAACAAATTCCGGTACGGGTAATAACTAATTACAATCACGAAAAACAAATGCAGGAAAAAATTCATGCCGCTCAAAAAAGGGACAAGTCGTAAGACGATCGGGAAAAATATTTCAGAAATGGAAAAGTCGGGACACCCCAAAAAACAAGCCGTTGCAGCAGCTTTGAATGAAGCTCGAGAATCCGGAGCGAAGATTCCCAAGAAAAAAAGCAGGTAATGCTTTAACGATTCGATCTTTGCAAAGATATTAAATTAATAGGTTCTTTTTAAATAAAAATAATTATACAATCACAAGAAAAATAAGGGAATGTGGTAATGACGATTACTCACCTAGCCGGCTGTTCGGCTTATGGTGCACGTCGTTACAGCCTCCGCCGTGCGATTTTTAACATCACACGGAGTTTATATGTGTAAAGATTCAACGCACGGTAGCAACTGTTGCTGTGATCAAGGCCCTCAAGGAGTTCCCGGACTGCAAGGTCCTCAAGGGATTCAGGGCGTTCCCGGACCTCAAGGTCCAACCGGACTGACGGGTCTTCAAGGACCTCAAGGGATCCAAGGGATTCCCGGTAAAGATGCAACCGGAAATTCTTGGAGCTCGTACTTAAACGTTTATTCGACCCAGTCTCAAGTTGTAGGACCTAACAGTTCTGCGACCAACACGGTCACGTTTAATTCGCAAGCTGAAGTCAGTTCAGATTTTGATACTTCTTTTGCGTCAAGCACGGGTGGAATTAAATTTCTGACTCACGGGATTTATTTGCTCAACTGGATTGCCCAGGCAAATATGACACCCCCCGTCCCTTCACCCGTTCCTTCTTTCAGTTTTGCGCTGTATTTGGACGCAACTCTTTTACCGGGATCGGTAGATTCGGCCTTTACTCAAAGTCCGAACGACGACAATGCTCATACAAGCGGGCAAACGATCGTTGAAGTGAAAGCAGGTCAAATCTTGACCCTTAAAAACGCTTCGGTTGTAAGTGTTTCGATGAACCCATTGCCTTCGGGGTCCGTATTCCCTATCGCAAACGGTTCCATCACAGCAGTTCTTCTGAAGAAACTTTAATAAGTCGGGCGGGATATTCTTCCCGCCTTTATTCTTTTTATCCTTTCCAAATTAATTCTCGGTCGTCGTCGTCTTCTTCTCCCAAAGCAACGAAGTAACATTCTAAAATTTTTTCTTTCACTCTTTCAATTCCGTAGGCAATTTCATCCAAAAGCTCTTCTTTTAGGTCTTCGCTTAAAGTTCGAAAAACATCTGTAAAATCTTTACATCTTCTACAAACGCTATCAATGACCTCAAAAAGTTCATCTTTGGAAAGATTATGTAATTTTTCCGACAGCACACCCAAGTCTTCAATTCTTTGTCTTCGACTCATTTTTTGTCCTTGCAATTTCCGTGTTTTCTCTTCGTAAAATCCCTTTCACAACCGCTTCTGTTTTTTCTTCTACGGGCTTTTCTTTCTTGCCTCCAAGGCAAAAGCATTTTGTTTGATCAACCGGCTCCACACGCTTTCTTGCGCCGGGTCTTGGGGTCGACGGCTCAATACTCATAAACACCTCCTGTTTTCTTAAACATATTCCCCTCCATCTTTTAGAGCAACCTGTTGATTGTTAATCTAGGACTTTCTCATGTTTTTGTTGTCTTGAAAAAAAATAGGTTGCAAAAAAACTAATGTAAAAGATAATTTAAACTTTTATAAAAGGAAGTTATGACAAAAGAAAAAGAACCCAAACCCATGGGAAGAGAACCAAAACCAATCGATTGGGATTTGGTTGATAAACTATTGGAAGCAGGATGTACCGGAACTGAAGTTGCTCCTTACTTCAATATTCACGCCGATACTCTTTATCGAAGAATCCAAGAAGAATACGGTGTAACTTTTACCGTTTACGCATCTGAAAAACAAGAAAAAGGTAATGCTTGTTTAAGACATATTCAATATTTAAAAGCAATTGGTGAATTAACCAGCGGAGATAATGTCCAGTTAGTTTGGTTAGGTAAAAACAGATTAAAACAAAAAGAAAATCCCACCGAACTCTCCATTTCCCCTGAAACGACCAAGAATTTTAACACCTTGATGAATCAGTTGGATAAAGCTCAACAAGCTTTAAAAAGCGAAGAAAACAGCAATAGCGCAGACTCAAAATCATAGTGAGTAATCGGCATCAGCTTTTCGTTTTGCGAAAGGTTTTTGAAGTAAGAAATGAAATGATCAAGGTCTTTGAGAAGCTGTTCTTTGTTTTTTACGCGAAAATCCATCGAAGGGTCGGAAGAATCATGAATTTGATCGGAAGTGCTACCATTAGCATTCCCGTCTCGATCACGCAAAGCCAGGTCAATATTCTCTGAGCCGTGATCCACAGTAATTTCGTTAGACTCAATTCGTACAGGGATGATCTCTCCATTTTCTCCTACTCTTCTAAAATTCGCATAGTTGTTTTTTGACCAAGTTAAATACTTCTGGTCTCCCCCTGAAATGGTGATCTCTCCGCAAGAACAGGTGATCGTATCCATCAAAGCAAAGCTTTCGATGATCTCTCCACACAGAGTACATTTTGCACGGTTTCTCATATTCACTTTGAATTTTTTCACATTAATGTATCATGGTTGGCAAAAAGGAGAAAGAACTATGAAAAAAACCATCGAAACACCGATCAACGGTGCAATTTTAAAAGAGTTTTTGAATGCCGTTTTGGAAATGGAAGACAAGCGTCAAATGGTATCGGTTGAAAAAATTGAAGATCGATATTTTCTTGTGATAGAAGAGAAAGATGATGAGTAAAAATCAAAAAGTGGTGTTTTCAATTTTGAGTTCGTTATGGGGAGCCATTTTGTGGAGATTCCTTGTTATGGAACTGCCCGAAGAATTGAAAGCATTTTCCTTTCTTTTGAAAGCGGTTTGTCTATTTCAGTTTACCGGTTTTATCCTATTAGTATGGATCAATGAATGACGGAACCTTTCAGTCCCAAGCAAATTGATTTTATCCTTCGATCAACGGCGAAATGGAATTTGGCTCACGGCTCCGTTCGATCCGGTAAAACGATCTGCACTTTGTGGCGCTTCATGCAAGCCGTTCATCAATGCCAAGATTCTAAAATCTGGATGATCGGGTATACAAGTCGTACCATCTATAACAACGCAATCAAGCTGATCTTTGAAGACCAAATCATGGAAGTGTTCCGACCTTTCTGTACTTGGAGAGCCGGCGATAATTCGCTTCTTTTTAAAGACAAAGTGATCAATACCACCGGAGCGGATAACGAAGGGGCCGTAGGAAAGATTCAAGGGCAAACCATGTCTTTGGTCTATTGCGACGAGATGACCCTTTATCCCGATTCCATGATCGATATGATCGACAACCGCTTGTCGCAACCGTGGAGCATGGGTTTTGCCGCGATGAACCCTCACCATCCGGAACACAAGATTAAGAAGTGGATCGATCGAGGAGAAGAAGGGGATAAGAACTATTACAGCCTTCATTTTACCCTCGATGACAATCCGTTTGTCGATTACGAATATAAAGAGAGGATTCGTTTGTCGCACAGCGGTCTTTCGTACAAACGAAACTACTTGGGTCTATGGTGCTTGGCTGAAGGAGCGATCTTTGATTTTTTTGACACCGATGTGCACGTTGTGGACCGCGCTCCTCGCGCCGCGGAGTATTGGATTGCGGGAATCGACGTAGGTACGGTCAATGCATTCGCATGCGTGCTGATTGGAGTGTCTACGGGTCGTTACGATCAGTCGGGGAAAAAATTGTGGATTGAGAAAGAATACTATTGGAATTCCCGAGACAAAGGTCGACAAAAGACCAATGCGGAGTATGCCGATGACGTGCAACGCTTTTTGGAACCTTACGGTGTAAAGCACATTTACATTGACCCTTCGGCCGCATCGTTTAAGGAAGAGCTGAGGCGTCGTAAGATGCATCCCATTGATGCAAACAACGATGTTTTGTACGGAATCAATCGAGTGAGTAGCGAATTGCAACAAGGGAACTTGTTTGTATGCCGAGAGTGCAAAGAAACGATCAAAGAGTTTCAAGGATACGTATGGGATTCCAAGAAAGCGAAGATGGGGATTGATGCCCCCTTGAAGCAAAACGATCACATTTGCGATGCCGTTCGTTACGCAATCGCTACGCACAAGCCGAGCAACTTTAATCAGCAGGAATATTATGACAAACAAAAAGAGCAGATCATGCGAAGAGATCACCCTCGAGGATATGGGTTTATGTAATGGATATTAATTTTGTTACGATGAATATTTCGTTAGATTCAAAAATTCCTTCGCAAGAAAGGTGCAACAATTTAGAAAAAATTCGAATGTTGTCGGAAAATTTTGTTGCGGAGCTGTTGAAAATTAACGGTGAAGAAGATTATGAGGGGATTTTTTTTACGGTTAACGATGTTCTTGCTTGTTACATTAATACGATTATTCATTTTTTTGATGAAAATTATGTTAAACAGATTGTGCAAAAACATTTAGAATTGGCTCCAAATTTAGTTGAATCTGTTTTACAATTAGAAAGGGACGAAGAAATAAAAGATGAACTTTAAAGAAGCGTATAAAGAATTGGTAAAGGGCGAAAGAATTTATCAGAAGGGTTTGAAATTGTTGTTGGGAAATGAATACAAGAAGGTAGAATATCTTACCATTGTAACTCCGTCTTTGATGGAAAAAGGAACCGTAATTTCATCGGACCCTTTCTTTTTCGGAGCGATGGATGTGGACAAAAACTTGCACAAGATCACGGATCGTGCCGTTTTGGACCTTTCCGTTTACGATGACGATGATTGGAAGCTGTACGACAATAAGAGGGGTCGAAAAAGAGGGAGTAAAATTAAATAAAGTAAAATGAAGTGATCTGATGTGATTTGATGTGAAATGACTTGAAATGAAGTGATTAGATTAGTGCCCGGGGTGACCGGGCTTTATGTCTGCGAAGTCTTATAAAATTGATGTGAACTGATATGAGGTGAAATGAGATCACCGGATATGAGATGATAAGATTTGAACCGAATTGACGAGATAAGATTAGTGCCGGTGGTGAACCGGCGATGGGAAATTAGTTCAATGGTTAGAATGCCGGCTTGTCGCGCCGGAGGTTGCGGGTTCGAGTCCTGTATTTCCCGATTTTAATAAGGTTTACTCGATGGAAAAATTAACAAATGAAAATACTAAATAGAAAAGATTTTTTAAAAATGCCCGAAGGCACTTTTTTTGCAAAAGGGGAGAAATGGTTTATAGACGGATTTTGTGTTAAAGGGGAAACTTATTTTGATAATTCGGAGCCGATTGATTTTAAATATCTTAATTTAGTCGATTTTGATTATAAAGATTGTAAAGAGCGTGCAGATTTTTATGAAGTAATTCTTGAAACCGGACAATCTAAAGAAATTAATAAACATTACATGCGCGATGGTTGTTTTTGTGATGAAGATGTTTTTCTTGTGTTCGAAAAAGAAGACCTGGATTACATAAAAAGTTTAATGCCGTAGACAGAAAATGGAAGATGTTTAGAAAAAAGATTATTATTGACTGCATTGCGGATCTTCATGGTCACACACCCGAAATGCCGGGAGGCGATCTTTTACTTGTTGCGGGAGATTTGACCCGTTGCGGTAGCCACGAAGAATTGATGGTTTTTATGGATTGGATTTTAGAGCAAAAATATGAAAAAAAGATATTTATTGCAGGAAATCACGATCATCTTTTTCAAAAATATCCAAATATTGGTTTTTTCCCGGACGGAGTAGATTATTTGCCGGATTGGGGATCTTCGTTTAAAGGGCTCAAAATTTGGGGAACGCCTTGGTCCCTTACCTTTGATCGGATCAACCCTCGTTGCGCGTCTTTTACTGGCACGGAAGAAGAGTTGGAAAAGCATTTTTCCAAGATTCCCGATGATGTTGACATTGTCATCGCTCATGGACCCCCCTTTGGAATTCGTGATATGACAAACGAAGGATCTGTGGGGTCTCGAAGTCTTACCAAAAAATTGATCTCTCTCGAAAAACTAAAACTTGTTGTTTTCGGCCATATTCATGAACAGTATGGAACTTGGGTTAAGGAAAAGAAAAAAAAAGAAACAGAAACGCAATTGGGTTTTAAATCAAAATATCCGATTACATTTGTCAATGCTTCTCATGTGAACGAATTTTACGAACCCGTTAACGCCCCAATTAGGATTGAATTATGATAACGAAAGTAAAACAAGAGAAAATATTTACTAAAATTATATTTTGGATATTTAATAATAAATTAAAATCAATTTTTTTATTTTCTTTATTTATTATCTGGTTGTTTTGTTTCAAAATGATCAGTCCCGGATATGTCGGAGTTGTGATTGACATGCTTGGCAATTCAAAAGGGGTTGAAGCAAAAGAGTTGCATGTGGGGATTCATTGGATCGCACCGTGGAAAAAGGTCTACGAATTTCCGATCTTTGAACAAAACAATACGTGGGAAGGGGAAAAAGAAGGGTTCAGTTTTCAAACTTCCGAAGGAATGGCCGTACATGCAGATATTGGAATTACGTATCACCTAAAGCCAAATGCAATTCCCACCATTTTCCAAAAATATCGAAGAGGGATGGATGAGATTACCAATGTGTTTATCCGAAATTACATCCGCGATGCCATTAACAAATCCGCTTCCAAAACATGTATTGAAGATTTATACAGCGGAAAAGAGTTCTTTTTTCATGATGTCGAACAGCATGTAAAAATGGATTTTCAAGAGATGGGGATTGTTTTATCTCGGATCTATTTGATCGGTCGTTTTCATTTCCCTCAAAACGTCATCGTGGCTCTTAACTCTAAAATTGAAGCGATGCAACGAGCTCAACAAAGGGAAAACGAGCTTCGAGAAGCGGAAGCCGAAGCGAAAAAACAAGTCGCCAAAGCTGAAGGGGAAGCTAAATGCGCTTTGCTTAAAGCCAATGCCGAAGCGGAGGCCAACTCAATTTTATCGCAATCGATCACTCAAGAGCTGATTTTATGGCAGTCGGTGCAACGATGGGACGGAAAACTTCCCCAAGTTACTTCGGGAGCCATTCCTTTACTTCAATTGCAAAACAAAACTTGATGCATTAAAATATTTAGTGCTAGATTAGACGTAACACACAAACTTCCAAACTTGGGGGGTCGTTACGTCTTTCTACAATCCTCCGTGGGAGGCTTCGCAAGAGCCTTCCCAAATGAATGTCCGCACCTGGTTGGACAATCTGTACAGCAAATTTCAGCCGATTGAGCAAAGTCGATGGAATCAAAGTAACATCGATACTTTATTTTATGCGGGCTGTCAAGAATACATTAATCGATACTTCGGATTAAATCAGCAACAAGGTCTTAACAAGTTCTATTTCAACTTGTTACAACAGCCTGTCAACATGGTCACGGGCTACCAAAGGCAGCATCGTAAACAAATTAATTACATTCCTACGGAAGGTGCGGATACCCAAACAACGGACCAGTATACAAAGCTGATGACGAAGGTGTTCAACTCAGGGGCATTTCACGAGCAATTTTCCCGAGCCTGTGAGCAAGCCGCGATTACCGGAATGGTTCTTCTTCAACCGTATCTTGATTATCGAGGGTGTGATCCCGCCCAAGGGGAAATGAAGCTGAAATTGTGGGAATACAACTCGTTTTTGTGCGATCCATATGCGCGTGATTTTGGGTTTGAAGATTCTCAGTATATCTGGTGTCAAGAGTACATTTCTAAAAAGGAAGCGCAAGACCGATTCCCTGATAAACTCAATCTAATTCGACCCATGATGGGATCGCCCCAAAGATTTGGATCGTTTTACTTTCTCCCTGAGAATTATAACATGTCAAGAAATGATTTGATGGTCCTTTCTTACGTGTGGTACAAGTGGAAACGGAAAAAAAAGAAGCTGTATTCTCGATCTACAAATCAGTTTTTCGAATATGCCGAAGATCAACCGCAAGATATCATGCTCCAATCTTTTCCCGATCTCGAAGTTGTGGAAATGGAGGTTCCTACGTGGAAGCTTGCGGTCGTTCTGAACGATCAAATGATGTACCAAGGGAATAATCCCCTCGGATTTGACGATTGCCCATTTATTCCCGTCCTTTGGAATTACGAACCCCATATAAATTATTATGATTTACGCGTAAGAGGTTTAGTACGAACGATGCGTGATTCAAATTATCTTTTGAATCGCCGCATCATTATTAACCATGACATCAGCGAAGCGACGATTAATGCAGGATGGATACGAAAAATCGGAGCGGTGGCCAATGAAGACAATCTTAAAAAATCCGGTCAGGGATGGGATGTAATTGTCAACGAAGGGTATGAGTTAACCGATGTTCAAAAGATTGTGCCTTCGGCCGTTCCCGAGTCGGACATGGCTCTTGCGGATCAGTTGCAATCCCTGATTTTCTCTACCTCGGGAGTCAATCTCGAAACGTGGTCGGCTCAAGACATGAAGCAAGCGTCTTCCACAACGATTATGATGAAGCAAGCCGCAAATTTGATGGTGTTACAAAAATATTTTGACCAGTGGGATTTATCGTTGAAAAATCTCGGGAAAAAATGCCTGAAAATTGTTCTCAACAATTGGAATGCTTCCAAAGTGGGAATGATGATCAACGAAGAACCTTCTCCCTTTTTCTATTCCCGTATTTTTGCCAACTATGAAACCACCGTTGAAGAAGGAGTTCTTACTCCTACGCAACAGTATCAAGAATACCAAGCGTGGCTTGAACTCAATCAGCAACTCGGCGGGATTATTCCTCCCGAAAAACTTGCGGCCAAAGCTCCAATTCAAGGGAAAAAAGAGCTTATGGAAATTCTTGCAGAAGTGGCCCAAAAACAAGCCGCCGCACAACAAGAAGCTGCACAGGTGGCTCACGCCATCGAACACGCCAAACTGCAAGAGTTGCAGTCCAAAGCGGCAAGCAACATCGCATCGGCCAAAGAACGGTACGGACGTTACGAATCGGATCTGGGTCTCAAAGACGAAAGAGAATCCGAACTCACCAAAAACAGGGCACTTGCAACTAAAGCAAAAATGGAAGCTCTTGAAAAGATGGTCGATGTCACCGCAAAGCTGGGCGCAGTGGAAACCATGGTCAAACTGGGCGAGATCGATGCTTTGCAAAATCAAGACATTGTCAAAGAAGACGCAGAAACGCAAAAATCTCAACAGGAAGCAACACAAAACGAATTTATGAACGAAATTCTTAAAGGAATGCCCGGAGTTCAACAACCGCAAATGCCGCAGGAACCTCAACAACCCGATCAACCGCAATGAAAATAGTTGTAAAATATTATTTTGAAAGAAACAAGGTGCTTTATGTGAAGCAAACCTTTGATAATAAAGACGAAGTGAGACATTTTATCGTAATTTTGGAAAATTACAAAAAGAACGGATGTCACCGCTGAAATAAACGTTTACAAATATTTTTTTAAATTTTAGAATCAAATTTTCTTAATTATAGGAGGCCACCATGGGGGGCAGACGCATTGATGACCACAAAGTGTGGGCGGGAGCACCGGCAAAAGGGGAAGTGTTTCCAATGGGATCCAAAACCAAAATGGAATCGTCCGCAGGCGGCGAAGGGGAACTGTCCGAATACTGGGATACCACCGAAAAGCTGAAAGAACAGCAAGAAATGGCCCAAAAAAAGATTCGATCCCATCCCATGAAGCAAGGGTATCGCTACTAGGAGCGTGACAAATGTTTAAGGATCCAATCGCCCCAAGGGTTAAACCGGACGAAAAGAAAAATCCGTGGGATTTTACCGCTCCTTGTTATGATCATCGGACAATGGTTTCCGCAGGCGATTCGTACGGGATGGGATTTAAAAGCCCCATCGGTCGAAAGGGTCCCGCAAAGCTTGATGCCGATACTCTTCCTTTTGGCCGTGTTGATACCATGAGAACGGATAACATTCCGGAAACTCCGATGAAGATGTATGGCAAGAAAAAAGAGTACTAGTCAAGATCCCGGGAACTTCGATCCTTCGGACACGGACATTCGTGCCATGACAGGCGTTCCCGCAGGTACATTCTATGGTCAAGCGATTAAGAATCCCGTAGGTCGGATGATTCGGGGGCATGGGCAGATTCGGACGTCAAATCGTCAACTGCGTGAGCCTCCGACAACATTGGCGTAATTTACAAAATTAGTTTCTTTTCCTTCTTTTTATCTTTTTTACACATTTTTCGAATAATTTCTTTTACTTTTTCAAGAGGTAAATCATCCCGATGCGGAACACACAGGGATGCTTTGTTGTTGAGAAAACGGTCGATGCTTTCGCAAATGATTTCGTCTTGGATCATATCCCCTTTTTGATATTCGTTAAACAATTCAAAAGGAGGAAGAATCCAGTACACTTCTACGTCGTTGTTGTCTTTAAGGGTACGGAACAGATAAGAGTTGGGTTGAGGTTCGGGCTTTGTCAATCGAGGTTGCCATAGGATTCGGAACGAGGGCACGTCGGACATGGTAGTATATTTTCTTTGATAAAACGGATTGGTCATGGATTCGGTCAAATCCCTCATAAACTTTTCCAATTTCTCATCAGCTCCAACTTCTCTTTTGTGAGCAAAAACATAAATGTAATTCGAATATTCGAACAGTTCAAGAGACAATGGATTGCGAAATTTGCAATCTTCAAAACCTTGTTGAATCGGATCTTCTTGTTTTTGAATCTCTAAAAAACGATCATGAGCTTCCGTTCTAGTTACTTTCATTGGTGCTCCTAAATGTCATCGTTTCCCCTATATTTAAATATAAAGGCTTTTCTTTTAATTCCTTCAAGTATTTTTCCGCGGCTTCGATTAAACAAGGTAATACGATAGAAGGGTTCTTGAGTTTCGTTTCGAATTTTGCTTTCATGGATTTCTTTTTCAATTTGCGCATAGATCTCTAAAAATTTTTTTTCTAATTCTTTTTGATTTTCATTTTTTATCTTTTTTTTAATAAATTTATACCATCGATATAAATCTTCTTCATCTTCATTAAATTTTATTCTAGGAAAACAAAGTAATGGTTTACTAAATGATTCTTTGATCAAAGGAGGTAAGTGACTTGTGGTTGTTATCATAATATAAAATCCTTGATCCAATTAAAATTTTCAGTTTAAATGAAACCAAATTTGAAAACGATAGTCAAGGAAAGGTTTTTTTATGACAGAAGCAAGCTCCGTTCAAACTTCCCAAACTTCTTCAACTTCAGAGAAGGAATTGAATTTTCGAAAGATGGAACAAATGTATCAACGCAAGTTGGAAGAAGAACGACAAGCTCGGCTGGCGGCCGAACAAAGAGCTCAAGAACTGTCCCAATCTCGTTCGGCTGCTTCCGATGATGAAGACGATAACGAGCCTTACATCGATAAAAGAAGGTTGGCCAAAACCACAACAAAAGTGAAAGAAGAGATCAAACAAGAAACGCAACGCGAAACTCAAAATGCAATTCAAAAAGCGTTGGAAGATTACAAGCGTCAGCAATGGTTGGATCAAAACCCTGATTACGAAGAAGTACTTTCTCATGCCGATAAGCTTGCCGAAACCGATCCCGAACTCGCCAGGTCCATCCTTGCGATGCCCGACTCTTTTGAACGCAATAAATTGGTCTATCGCAACATCAAACTTCTTGGAGCTCACAAGCCGAAACAACCTTCGGAATCCATCCAACAAACCATCGATAAAAACCTCAAAAATCCTCTTCAGCCGTTTGGCGTGGGCTCTCCCGGGTATTCCATTGCCAACGGCGGTTTTAAACCCAGCGCGGAGCAAGGAAAAGATCTTTATCGAAAAATGGTGGAGTTAAGGAGTAATTTGAGGATATGAAAAACATAAAAAATACAAATGATGAATTGTTAAAAAGACTTGAATTGTTAAAAAGAGAAGCAAACGAAGAAACCCCTAGAGCTTCAGTAGCGGAAGCCATTCAAACCTTAATCGATTGCTGTGAATATTTATTGACAAAATAAAAATTTATGTTACAAATAAATCATCTTGATTAGCTACCAAGATGCCTCGGCCCCTCCACGTTACGGAGTTCGCGTTAGAAGACCTCGCACCCTTCACTCGATATGTTGAAAAACGGCTGTAATACGCTCGTCGGCCACGGATTCAACAAATCACCAAATTGACAACAGGGAAATCACCATGTCAATTACAACAACAGGCCAGTTAGGTCCCGTAATATTGCAGTCGCTTGCGCCCGCAATGTTATACGTCCCAACACCCGCTTTTAACTACATTATCCCCGCCGATAAGGTTGCGATGCCTCCAAACGGTGGAACCACATGTAGATTCTTAAGAGCAAGGGCACTGACCCCTCCTACGGTTCAGTTGGGAAATTCGGGAATCGATCCACCGGCCCAAATCCCTCAAAGGGACCAAATCGATGCGCAGATGGCGTTTTTCGGTCGAAAGCATAGTGTAAGCGAGTTTAGTCTTGCTGCATAACCCGTGCCGAAATAGTTTATGATTGCGACGGGATGTATCATAAACGAGCAGGTTAGATTTGGAGGGAAATTGCCTGCTATAAACCTCTTCTTAATAACTGGGATCTCTGGTATACTATAATTATACGGAACTGTATAAGGAGTTATATGCCAGACAATCAGAGGGAAGAATTATTGTATTTAGCTGGTCTTTTCGATGGAGAAGGGACTATCTGCATACAAAAGGACAACAGACCATTGGGAAAAGATAATGGTCGAAATTGGAATCCCATCTATAATGTTACGTTTAGGGTGGGTATGATAGAAGAAAGGGCTATCAAAGGTTTCAAAGAGTTCTTTGAAGTAGGATTTATCGATTGTGAAAAATCTTATCATAAATTTAGGCCTATGTGGAGGTATTCTATACGGGCAAAAGATGATGTTAAGATGGTAATAGAAAAAATATTGCCTTTTCTCAGGGTTAAGAAGCCACAAGCTAAATTAGCTCTACGATATTTCGCAGATTGTCCTTCACAACGAGGACGTTACTTAACTCCGGAAGTATTGATTAAAAAGGAAGAATACTACATGGAAATGAGGCGGTTAAATGGAATCGATAATTCGCCCGCAACGACTAAGCGAAGAGGACGTCCACTTAGTGTGCGCGTAAGCGATAGTCTGATCTCATAGGCGACTATGAGAGGCTGGCAGAAATGACCAGCCCACACAGCAATGTGGGGTAACAGAATGAATCCTCCAAGACCAAGAGGGTGTACTCGCTTGGGTTTCTGAAAGACTTGCCGTAGCCATGAGGCAAGCTGAGGATTTGATCCTCCGGGACTACATTGTCTCCGCAGCGTCCGAAATTAACGCTTCGGGAGGAAGTAATAACGACAACCCTACGAACTTCGGAATTTCCGATTTTTCGTTGGTTGTTACCACGTTGGATACAAATAATGCGTATAAGTTTATGGCAGGAATTGAAGGGGAAGACCGGTTCGGTACCGGACCCATTCGTCCTTCATATTTTGCGTTGACCTCGACGCAATTGCAAACTGACTTTGACGGATTGGTTGGACAAGGATTTTTATCCTCTACCAATTATCCTTCGAATATCAGTTGCTTGCCGACGGAATTCGGCTCGATTCTTAATACGAGAATTTTGACTTCTTCGGAAGCCCCAATTGCGTATGGAGCATCGGCGAACGGAAGTAACGTGTATTACACGACCATTTTGGGTAAACAGGCGATTACGCATATTACTCAAGACGGGTATAGTATGAAGCTGATCTATCGAGATCCATACTATAGCGGCTACCTCGCGCAAAATGCTACGTTGGCGGTCAAGTTTGCGCAAGCGCAGGCCCTGACCCAAGACACGGCCATCCGAAACCTTTTGAGTACTTCATTGTACGCAAGCAACCTGTTTTAAGGGAGGAAACCATGACTGAATATTCAAGAATTCTGGATGGGTACTTTACCTCAACAGGATCTGCACAGGTAATCAACATCCCGTTTCAGCCCAATCGCATCCAAATGTGGAATTACAGTTCGTATGCTACGCCTGCGCAACATGGAATTCCCGAGGCGTTTTGGGATGTAAATATGGGAAGCGGAGGCGGCGTTGTTAAACTGTTTAACTCCACCCCTGTATTGACAACGGATGTCATTACAAGCGGTGGTTTTAGCACGTTTAGCGCGGGACAGCTGTTGCAATATGGAACTCAGGTTCAAATTGCATCCAGCACCAAAGGAAGTAGCACAACCACGTTCACGACCGCTTCGGCTCACGGATATACCACAGGCCAAATCGTCGTGTTTCAAGGGTTGTACAACACAGGTTCTACAACAGGGATGCCGCAATTAACCGGTATTCCTTTTGCGGTGACCGTGACCGGAACGACAACGTTCACGATTGCGTGGAATTCCAACGGATCGGGTTACACCAATCTGACCGGATCACCGACAGGAGCTTATGTAAAGCAAGTGCTGTATCCGTATTTGTATGCCCCGGGAGTGGCTGTTATTAGCGCACTTTCGTACGGTACGACAACTACGGTGACCACAAGTGCCCCGAACAATTTTGTTTTGGGTCAGCAAGTGGCTTTTCATATTCCTTCTGCTTGGGGACCCACGCAGTTTAACTCCACGGCAAGCAACGTCAACTCGTTGACTCCCGGATCACCGATCTACGGATTTGTGACCGCGATCAACAGTACGACGCAGTTTGTGGTTAACATCACTTCAACGTCTTATACGACGTTTAGCACATCGGGAATTACCGTTGCGCAGGTGAAAGCGGGACTTTCCCCTCCACAAGTTGTGGCGGTGGGAGATGTTAATACCGGAGGTGTTCAGTACAGCGGGGGGGCTTATTATCCTTCACCGCTGATCAACAGCACTTCTACGATTAACGGACCCGCAATCAGCGGAGCATTTGTTAACAACACTTCGCAAGGGTTTATTATCGGAGCCGGGTCATCCGTCACCGACAGTTCATCCGTGCTGGTGGGAGCTTCCGGTAACGTTATTTACTGGACGGCTTGGAGAGGAGATTAACATCGGCGGGGGTAACCCCGCCTTTTTCTTGGAGTATTTATGACTTTGATTTCAGGTCCGATTGCGCCGGAAAGAAATCCCAATATTAATCCCGATTATTATCAGCCAAGAAGGTTTGTGATTTCTGCAATTACGAGAGGAATTACAACTACCATCACTACATCGGAAGAAAACGATTACGTTTTAGGACAAAATGTTCGATTCACCATTCCTTCACCTTATGGGATTAGAGCTTTGAATGAGCAAACAGGTTTTATTACGGCAATTGTTTCGACCACGCAATTCATTGTGAATATCAATTCACAAAAGTATGACGACTTTAATGCATCGCCTTCTGTGTCCAATCAATCGCCTCAAGTGATCGCGATTGGAGATGTCAATACAGGAGCAATTAACAGCGACGGACGGTCCGATACGGCCACGGATATTCCGGGTTCATTCATCAACATTTCCCCGGTGTAAAAAACAATTTTCTATGCGAATAAAATCTTTATTGTTATTTTGAAACAAAGGATTTTTTTTAAGGAGAAAAAATGGGACAGGAAAGACCTCGAGTCAACGCGGAAGCACAAAAAGATTTGGACAGAGCCGCGGAGCAAATCGCGCAATTGCCGGAACAAATTCGAGAGCATACCGACGACGTTCCTTTGCGAAAGGTTGATTTTTCAAAGCCGATGACTAATCCCAATCTTCTTCGACCTCTTTCTCAAGCTCAAATCAACGGATTTGAAGACTATTACATCAAGCCTTCTGCGATTGTAGGGGATAAAAACAAATTCAACGAACGTTTTCGCAGAGAGTGGGAATTTGACAAGCAAAAGGTCGCTTTCATTGCCGAAAACCATGAAACCAAAGACATTATCGAGATGTGGACCAAACCTTATTCGGGAGTTCCGGCGGAGTTTTGGGAAGTTCCCGTAGGAGTCCCTATTTGGGGTCCTCGTTACCTTGCGGAGCAGATCAAACGAAAAAATTACACCGTGTTAAAAATGGATGAAAACAAACAAACAGCGCAGACCGGGATGGGAACCTTTACCGGAAGCATGATTTCCGAAGGGAAAAAACAACGGTTGGACGCTCATCCCGTCAACAAAAACAAAACTTCCATTTTTATCAGTCAGCAATAAGGAAATTTTATTAATTATTTATCGGATATTATTACATATGTTCGAAGGATTATTAAAAGCCCTTCCGATTCATCCATCAGCGATAATTTAATTATTGATTACATCAATCGATTTTGGTTGATGGATGTGGATGCCCGCATTCAATTGTTTGACCTCAAAACAACGTATCAGTTTCAAACGACTCCGTATCAGATCAATTACAACATGCCTTTGTACAACGTGCAAACCGAACCGGGACCCAAAAACATTGCATGTTTTCCCGTTTACCAAGGGTTTACTCCGACATGTTTAGTAAACGGGATTGCAATCCCTTTTTACACGCAAAAAAGCCCCTTTTTGAATCTTTTCCCGTTGTATGTTCAATCGTTAAATCCCGCAGCCGTTGGGGACGGCATCAATAGCAATTACACGATCACGCTTTCGTATGCCCCTTGCATTTCGGGTCATATCGACATCACGGGAATCCAAGCCTATATTAACAACGGGGGCAGCAATCAAGACCCTCCTCTTGTCAGCACGTTTAACACCAATATTCCCACAACTTCCGTTCAATCTGCGGTGTACTTTACGGCAACCAATAACGACGGAACAACGTACATCGTGGCCGATAGCGGACAGTTTTTGTCTTCGAATCAAAACTATGGTCTTTTGATGGCAACGGGCAATGCTCCTTCCGGGAACACAGCATTGTCCGGTGGATACAGCACAAGTCTCAACACGGTCAATTATGTCACAGGAGAAGCCAATGTGACTTTTACCAATCCTTTGACCGGAGAAGCGGTCATTATTGACGATGATGTGCAAATTCAGGCACAAAATTACTATTATAACCCGGGATTGCCTCGCGGAATTTTGTATTATAACAACACATTGACCATTCTTCCTCCTTCCAACCAATCTTACCTTATTTCGTTGGAAGCGTATTTAAGTCCCGCAGCGTTTCTGAGCTCATCACAAGCTATTCCTTTCGGCTACATGGCTGAATACATCGCCAGAGGTGCGGCACGCAAAATTTTGAGTGATACGGGAGACGTGGAGCAATTTCAGTTTTACGAGCCTTTGTTTATCGAACAGGAACGTCTTGTTTGGAAACGAAGTCAAAGACAATTTACTGCAACCCGAACCGAAACCATTTTTAGTAATTCAGGATCGCAAGGGTCTGTTGATTCATTGGGTCAAGGCGCAGGCATTTAAAGGAAATTTATGACCGAATACACGTTTTATCCCGCAATACCGGCTACCACAAACAATCCAAGCAATGACCAGCCTTTGATGCAAACCAACAACCAATCGATTAACAGTTGGGTTTCGGTCGATCACATCGGGTTTAACAACTCGCTTTATCCAAACGGGGAGCATGCCCAAGTAAGTTTCCCGACGACAACAACTCAATCAACGCCTACCAATCCCGCCTCTGTTTTGTATCCCTATTCCGATGCGAATTCTCATCCTCAAATTCAATTTTTAAATGCAACTAACGCGTTGCAACACGTTCCGTACAGCTCTACGGGAAGTACGGTGATTTTAGAAGGAAACATTCTCAAATGGGGAAGTTATACTCAAAGTTCCACAACGCAAACCGTTGATTTCGGCGTTGCTTTTCCAACCGGATGTTTGGTTGTGATCGCGGTTGGAGGAAATACGGACGGACGAGAAAATGCGGTTCAAGTGGGATCGTTTACCGAAGCAAGTTTTACGTCTATTTCCGCAGGAACGGGGGGGCTTTATTATTACATCGCCATCGGGTACTAATGGGAGAAAAACTTGTCATCGGTCCTGTTAATAAGGGTTTTGTTGATAATCGAACTGCTTTTGTTATTGACAATGATGCTTTTCCTGAATTGATCAATGCGTATCAATGGAGAGGTCGTGTCAAACGAAAACGGGGCACGTCGTATCTTACGCGATTAAAAATTACCAACAATACCGTAAGCGTTGCTTTAAACCTAGATTCAGGACAGGAAGTGAATTTGATCACCGCTTTAGGATTGCCGTCTACTGCCTCGATTGTTCCCACAAGTATTAGTTTAGTGGGAAGTTCCGACGGAACGACATATACGGACCCTTTGGGAACAGGAGTTTTAACGCTGAGCGGAGGCTCGGGAAGTTCAGGGTCCATTAACTACGCGACAGGGGTTCTTTTTATCGCCGCAGGAGGCGGACAAACCATGACCGGGACGGTTGCTTACTATCCCGGCCTTCCTGTTTTAGGATTGGAAGATTATTACAATTCCGCGTCTTCTTATGTAAACACTTTAGCTTTTGATACGACCTATGCATACAATATTACAAATACTTACCCTTATTCTTCTTACAAGGTAAGTTTTTTTAAAAATCCCCAAACCACGACAATCAACGGCATTACATATACCGCTAAAACTTCATGGACTTCCGTAACTTGGAATGCTCAAAATTATCAGCAGTTTTGGAGTACGAATTATCAAAACAGTTTTTGGGTTACCCCCGGCATCACGATTCCGTTTACCACGACAAATATTGGAATGCAGTTTCAGATTCCGGCCACGATCAGCCGTACGAGCTCGACAAGCATGACGTTTACCATTACGGCGACCCCTCTTGTTGTAGGCGATTGGGTGTTTGTAAATGAGTTTGTGGGGTCCACCACCGCAAACAGCCAATCCCTCAACTTTCAAACGGGATTTGTGACATCGGTTTCCGGAACTACGGTTGTGGTTTCTTTTCCTTATGCCTCAATTGCAAGCGACACGTACACGGGAGGAATGATCCAATATCTCACCAACGTTTCGAGTTCCACAAAGGATTGCATTCGATGGTATGACGGAGATCCTACGGCGGGATCTCCTCCTACTCCTTCTTCGGGATACGGGTTTGTCAACTTCATGCCTCCGATTTCGCAGGCAAACTTTTCGATTTCCAATTTACCGCAGGCGCAATATTACCTTGTGGGAGCCAGGTTAATTGTT